ACAGGGGGAGTCTTACCCCGTAAGGTCGCAATCTTCTTTATTACCTTCTTCACAGTCGGTTTCACAACCTTTAACAAAAGATCAGCAAGAGGCTTTGCAAGCAGTGCAGAGGTCGTCGCGACTACAGCAATTGAGGCGGTGACAGTTACAGCACCTGGTGATGGTAAGTTAGCAACAATTTGATCCGGTATATTTAAATTTTCAAATACAGGAAGACATTCTTTTCCTACTGTCTCATACCTGACTATCTTTTTATTATTTTCTAATACTTTTCCAACAGGATTCTTTAACTGTTGCTCTCTTGTAGGGCACTCTGCTAATGCAGCATCAGTTCTAGGAGGTGCTGGTGCCTTAGGAGTCGGCGGTGGTTTTGCTTCTGGTGCTTTATATGGTGGGGGTGGTGGAGATGTTGTTGTTATTTCTAACTTACGTGGATCATAATCTATTGGGTTATAACTAGGTGTTCCTGCATCACAGAATATTTGAACACCATCACTATCTTCATCTTTGAGTGTTTGGTTCTCACTACTATCTCTATGTGATTCAACACATCCTGGTATATTAACAATAGGAACACCCACCTGTGTAGTCACGGGTGGGTATATTGGCACTGCTGTAGGTGGAGTTTTTAACCAGTCAGGTGTATCGTTAATAATCAAATTACTAACTTGATTAATTCCAATATCAATATTACCTAACTGGATTTCTGGAATCATTATAAGTTCTTAATTATTATAAAAATTATAATCTTGTAGCATTGCAAAAAATCTCATTTTCATTATCATAAGCAGTTCTTGTTCGTGTGAGGGTCTTCTAGGAGACCCTGGCCAAGTTTCTAAAGCAAAAGAAAAATGTTCATATAATACACGAACTTCATCTATGCCAAGTGTCATTTCTGTGTACCATTCATCATCTCCAAAGGAATAATCATCTAGGTCAGATGTGTCCACTAGTTAATCTTCCAAGTACTTTTTAATAACTTCCAGACGTTCTTCTTCTTTTGCAATCGCATCAATTTGATCCTGGATCGCACCAAGCACATCTGGGTGCTCACCAATGCCAACTGGGTTGACAAGATAAATTTCAATATTCATCTTTGCTTTTTTAATGTTCCCAATAGCAAGTGCCTTGAGAGCATCTAACATTTCTCTTCTCATAATAGAATTGCTCCAATAATAAATCCTTTTCCAAATGCAAGACAAAGCATCTGATAATCAGTCAAGTTAAACTTGTCCTGAATTTTATTTGCCATTGCCTTATCCCAATCTTTAATTTTAGTCAACAAGCGTACCATGTGCCCTCCTAATTTCTCTAAGTGCTTCTAAGTTCATGTCCTTTGTTCCGCCATCATATGGATGAGCATATCCTTCTTCAATCATTTGCTCGTTAAGGGACACACTGTCGTCCCCAATGTAAAGCCAACCCAGAAGACGCCCGTATTTGCCAGTGCCACCAACAAGTTCAGTCCTAACAGACAACTCATCATCACCAGCCAACGTGCCTTCGAGTTTTGCTTTGAGCCATTCGGTTGCGTCGATTCCAAGTGCCTTCTCCTCTAAGTTCTTCGTCCTTTTCTCTGGCGTATCAACTCCTGCAACTCTAACTCTTTCTTTCTTGTATAGATCGAACCCCAGATCAATAGTGACATCAATAGTATCACCGTCAAGGACACGATTAATCTCCGTCACTCGGAAGTTGTAACAGGACTTCCTGCTTGGCGGTGTCATTGCTCCCATCTTTTAACTCCGTATATGATATCTTTAATATGTATATAACATAACCGAGTGTCAATCCGACAGCAATGATTACACATAGAATCACCGACCACACAGGATCATTTGGGTTGGCATGAGGACTTAGTAGTAAATTCATTTTTTAAATCCACATTATTATTCTTTATACTTTTGAGGATTCTTGAGAGAATCATTACAGTAATATGCTATGGGAGCAAGCATTAACACGCTCCCACACTCAATTATCAAAGGGTTTTGTCCGATCCAATGTGCAAATTGAGGGATCATTTTATATACTTCGTAGTATATCTTATCTATTCAATTAGCGTCTATTTTTCTCCCCTTTTGTTAGGGTTTCAAATTAGTCATTTTCCTCACAATCTTTCATTATTGTTGCAAGTTCTCCACCAATCTCTGCACCTTTATCTTGCCCAAACATTGCTACCCATCCTGCAGCAACCCATCCGACATATGGAATACTAGTGAACCATGGTGCTGCTGCGGCACCAACACTAGCACCCACTATCCTTCCTGTCGATTCTCCACCACCTTCCGCCTTTATACACTCTAACTTTTTCGCAGTCAACTTTCCCTCAGCACCTCCACCCATATGGCGGGCACCATCCATTGTATACTCTTCGTCATATTCTATATTTGATTTCCCACCAATACCAAAGAAACCATTAGTCTTATCGACTCTTCTTCTTACACCCATAACTTTAGGATCATTTGATGAATAATCAATCCTATATCCTTTCTCCCCTGCCTCTACTGTATACGAAGTATAGTCTCCAACAGGAAGATTGATTATAGGCAAGTTATTTTTGTTTATGAGGTGTCCCAAGACACCAATATGAGCAATCCCAAACAGTGTCCCCACTGTCAGAACTACCCACTTAAATGGCGATTTTTGATTAGCCATAATTACATCTTGTAAGATTCATCGGACTTTGGAGGTGCCTGTGTTATTTGTACAGGTGCCTGCTCAATACGAATAGTTTGTGCAGGTGCAGTTTGTGCTGCTTTCTCAATCAATCTTTCCATCTGTTCTTTGGTGATGCCACCACCACCATTACCACCACCTTCTCCTGCTTTCTTTGCTGCCTGAACACCAAAAGTAGCTAAAACCCCAGTAAAGACACTGGCGATAAAAGTTGGATCTAGTTTCTGCTCTGGTATACCGAGTGCTGGTGGAAGTTTGATGTATGCCAACGTGAGTATTCCCCCAGACCAGACAAGAATGCCAAGGCGAACAAAAGTAGACAGAATAGCAAGTTGTTCTTCCTTGTCATCTGCTGCATCCTTTAGTTTTCCTAAAATACCTTTTTTATCAGGTTTCTTTTCATTCTTAACATCCTTTACATCGCTGCGAACTTCCGGCATTAGTCATAAGCAAATATAAATTTATTTAGCGATGTAACCATTTTTTTCTAACCATTCACGAGTCATTGGAGTAGGATCATAGTCCGTCCACATACTACCACGAGCACATGATTCCAATGCTGTTTGTGTCATACCTGCAGTTTTACCTGCCCAGGTTGCTTCTTTTTCCCATGGCCATGCTGACTCAGGATAACTCTTCTCTACAATCTCACGCCACAATGGTGGCACTTGATCTTCAGGTTTAATGATGGCAATCATACTATTATTAAGTGTGCCTGCCATACAGTCCTGTGCGGCGTGCCATCCTTCGTGACGCATAACACTCATCAATACACCAGGACGATGCATGTATGCTCGGTTAAGATAGAAGTTGTTACTCACAGTATGATAGACACCACGATGTCCTACTGGAAAATACTTCTCATCAGCAAGATAAACCTGCACATCTACAAGAGTCAGTGCATTCAACATACGATTAAACTCCTCTGCAACTGGATTCCAGTCAGACAGAGGATATTCTTGTGCCAGATAATCAATACCCCAGATAGGTTCTACATCATCAGTGCATTCTCGAAGAAGCATACACCCCATAGAATGATCAGTAAAGTATTCACTATCCTTAAGAGGGTCTGCCATTACAGGGGCAGCAAGACATGCTGCCATCAGAGCCATAATAATTTTTTTCATATCAGAAAGGTACAGCAGGTCCAGTTGTAGAGGGGATAGGAGGAATAGCACCACCAGTGGCACCAGGAAGTTCTGGCATTGCTGCATCCATCATTCCTGGAAGTGCTCCAGCAATTGCTTCTCCTGCAGCAGCAGCAACTTGAGATTTGATGTTCTCAACAATAGAGTCTTTATTGAGATATAGTGCAGTACCGCCGCCGACGATGCCTGCAGTTCCTACAAATGATAGGACTGCTAAAACGTTAATTACTTTTTGCATAATAAGCCTCATAGTATTTTACAATTCCCGAGGTACTTGTATTACCTTGGGACACCCAGTCGTGGGCACACTCGTAGATTGATTGACTGGAATATTTAGGTACATGATCTATCATCACATGACTAAACTTTGACATCAAAACTCGGAGTGCTTGCCCACGAAATTTTAATCTTTGATCATCATAACGCCAATCATTATCCATATAGATCTTCCGGACCTCCTTGAAAATTTTCTGATGCGCCAATAGGATCTAACTGAGTTGTAGTCTTACCAGTTTTGGTTGCCATGTCATACATCACTTCATGAATATTGACAGGTTCAGTTTCAACTTTCCAAGGACCACCAACGTCTCCATCCATATTTACAATAATGTCGTCATCAGATTTTTCCATTAGTTTTTGGTACTCCATTTGAGTTTCTGTTAAAATTGGTTCACTAAACCACTCATCATAAGGCGCAATAACTGATGCTGGATAGGTCATGACTGCCAGTGATGATGGAAGAAGTTACCTTTTGGATCACACATTGGATCTTCTGCTACAACACGATATGGTAGCATCCGCTGTCCTTTGAAACTTGTTCGGTCCCCGATAATACTATATGCTTTGAGAAAGTTTTCTCTTCCCTTGTTAGATTTAAATTCATTCACTAAAGTTGTAGGAGCAGATGGTCTCCAATAACGAAATCCTTCATATTGTCCAGGAGCATAGACTACATCAGCAACATTGTTGGGGAAGTAAGGGGACCTGACACGATTAAGGATAGACACTGCTACACAGTATTCATCCATAGTATTAGGAGTTGCTTCAACCTTAACTGCTCTTGCCAAATGATCGTAGTCAATGGGCGTTAGTGCCAGAAGTGTTTCTAAAATCATACCATTAAAAAAGGAACCTTTTCAGTGCTTTCGTATTATAGGACATCATTCCAAGCTTGTCAAGGCAAGGAGTCATCTCCTATGTATTCAAGAGAAAATACATCGTGATCATTTACATTTGGGTCTAACCATTCAGAGAATTCTCTTTGAATAGCAAGAGCATCATCCAAAGTTGGATCTCGTTCTTTATCAATTTCACAAAGATAATGAATACGATCTATGACCCAATGGTAATTGCGTTCAAGGGTTTGTTCCAAAGTTACCATAATTTTTCTTCATGTACCTTCCTAGAATATTACTATTATAGTAGAGAGGTCCTCCGTCGTCAAGGGCTTCGGTTAGAACATTATTGATAAAAAGTTGTTTGGTCTC